AAGACTTTTAAGAAACTTGCGAGTATATTTTTTTAAAAACCGGAGATGTATTTGGAATTTCTTTATAATCGGAATCATCTATTTTAAAATATACTTTAATTCCGTATATATTAGAATCAGATTTGCTCCAATAATAATCGGTAGATTTTCCATTTAAATCAATTGTTATTTTATTAACAGATATCTCTTTTTTTTCTCCAGATTGGCAAGGATCGGATGATTTAATATCATATTTAATTGCCTGAGTTGGATTCATCCGGTCGCTAGTTTCAGTATATAAAGTCTCGTTAGTTGGCGCACATGTACGGCAATTTGGTTTAATAGCCGGATCAATATTAGGATTGAATTTAGATAATACTTCACATTCGATAGATACTTCTTCTACTGCTTCTTTTACCGAATCCAATAATAATTTGTTATTTGTCATTAGTTGGTAAATATATTCATCAGTAGTTTGAGAAAATCCTAATCCCATTTCATTTTTGATATTTTCATTTAATGTGGCCGGATAAGTAGAAACAAATATATACAATTTTACATTTTGTTCCTCTTTTGGAAGCCTTTTATGGGATAGATAACGTTTCATTCGAAACTTAAATTGCTCCATTAAATAATATACCCAATATGGTTCAAACATTATGCCATACCGGACACATTTTAAATCTAAACCCAAACACTGTTCTAGTCCAATTATTAACATTGTTAAATATTCCCCATGATCGTTTTTTTCATCATTGAAATAGTCTACTATTGTTGCCTGTTCTTCTTCGGATAATGATCCATTTACACATGCAACTCTTAGTTTGGGTTCCAACTTTCCAGTTAATTCTTTAGGTCCGACAATTTCAATTCCTTCCAACTTTAATGCATGTGTAATACTTTTTGCTCCTGACATATTAATAAATTGGGTATAACAAATTCCTTTTTGGTTTTTTCTTTCTTTCATAATTTCTATCAATTTATCTACTTTTGGAAATTTCAAATAGTTGGATCCAATTGGTATTTTTTCAATTTCATTAATCAAATCTTGGGGTGTATAATCGCGTTCTAAAAACATTTTTTCAATTCTTGGAGGTGGAATAAAATTGCAATATTGCCTAGATCGGACTCTATAAGATCCCAACTTGGAAGATGACGATTGGAACCGATTTACAACTTTGGAAATTCTTACATTGCCAGATAGTTTTGAAACTGCTTCTACTTCTTTTGTCCGAACACCAATATATGACTGGTATTGCAAATTTGTCATTGGAATTTTTACTACTTCCGATTCAAGTTCAGTTGGAAATGCCGATTGGTCATTCCCGGATAAATATTCTGATTTCATACAAGAAACTAAACCATAAATCCGATTTTGAAAAACAGTTTTGTTAAGTAACTTATTATTTTTTCGGTCAATAAATAAATTTTCAAATTCTTCTTCATTTTCCGGAAACACTCTAGAACCGGCTAATAAATTCATAGCAGGTACAAGTTCAAATGCCGATGATGCAACTAAAGACCCGGATAACATAATTATTCTACAATCTGAAGTTAAAAGTAAATCATATAATCGCAACATTGATTCAGATCCATGTGATAGTCGGCGAAGAAATAAATGAGATTCTTCAATTACAACTACATATCCATTTAAATTTGGCAACTTGCCAACCAAATCTGCCTTTTTATCCATGTTAAAAGGATCATCATGTACCCGATCATCAATATCTCGGATTTGTTTTTCAATAGTATGAGAAAATCGAATAAAATTAATGTCTTTTAAATTAATATCATTGCCAACTATTTCTGCATATTTCTTGGCCGACTTTTTAAAATTATCTTGAAGCGACTTTGGCGCAATAACAATATATTTCTTTGGCCTATTTTTAACCGGCCCGTAATTCATAAGTCGGAATAATATATGATATGTATTAAGAGTTTTTCCAAGTCCCATTTGGTGATTTATATATAAACCTTTTGATAATCCTTGAACAAAATATTCCGAAGTCAGTATTTGGTAGTATTTAAGAGTTTTCTTATAATCAGATGAATCATATGCTTTTGACAATAATTTTGCGCATTCAGTTGGAAAGTTGGTATTCCGCCTATCCATTTTTATTAGAAAAAAAATTAATTAGAAATTAATTAAAACTTTATTTCTTCTACTTCATTAATTGCATTAATTGTCCGAGATAATACAAATAAATAATCACTTAACCGATTAGTATAACTGGTCCAGCCTTTAATTATTTCCGGATTTTCAATTGTATAAATTGATAAAAATTCATTTAATTTTCTTTCAAATTTCCGACATTCTGCCCGAGCAACATGTGCAACTCCAGTTGGTAAAATAAAGTTTTTTAAATGTGGCAAGTTGGCACTCATACTATCTATCCATTCTTCCAAGTTTTTAGTATCTCCCCGGAACACATATTTATCCGATGCCGATATTACAAATTCATCTTTAAAATGCAAACCGGATATTGCAGCACCAAGTGTCAATAAATTTTTTTGTATATATTCCAGGTGTTTGTATTCCGGGTGTTCCGTAATAATTGGTTTAATAGTTCCAATACTGGAATTTAAAATATCCAACTCTCCAACCAATTTAAACATTTTATGGTATTTTGGCAGTTTATATCCGGATAGTGTACGTGACATTCCTTCATCTCCTTTTTTTGTATATACTTTCATAATTTGGCCCTTATTGTTTTAATAATTAAAATTAAAAATCAAATTTAAAAATAAAAAAAAACATTATACATTGTGATAAAGTTGGATTTATGCATAAGTATATGTATGAAATCTTCCACGATAATCGGATACAGTTGGAGAATCAAATTCAACTCCCATGATTCCTGGTTTTGGATATCTGGTATCAATGTCACGGCGATCTTCATCTGCAACAGTTGAGTCAATAATTTGTCTATCAACTTCCCGTGTCATATCCTCAAAACATCCTTGAAATGGTCTTAATCGGCCCTGTTCAAGTTTAATTTCATACATGCTTTTATTTTCTTGAGGCGTATTTGCATCAATCCAATCATTAGTTTCCATATTTGCCCTGTTATTATAAGCATAATTGCCAAATTCAATATCTTCTACAATTTGACTAGCAATTTGTTTATCACCGGCACATGTAGTATTGACCAATTCTTCATATGGATTAATATTGGATTTTACATCATTAATTTCTTTACATACTTCTGTAAAATGATTTGCAACTTGCGAATCTCCAAGTATTTGAACTGCACTTAAAATATCATGAAGAAGTCGGTCCATTGTGTTAATATATAATCGCACTTCTCGGAAATATAGTCCTTCAGTTATTTCAAACCGGCCTTCATTGGTGTCAATATATGCAAGAAGTTCCATGGCTTTATTATAAATTTTAGTTGGGCAAGTTTTCTTTCCTTTACATTTTTGTAAAAATCCTTGATAAACACTTCGGACTTGTCCAATATTATATTTCCGAACTTGGGCCATATCGGATCTTAGTTTTTTATTTTGTTTGTAAAGCCAAACAAGAGCATTTAAATCGGCATCTCGAAGGGATGTACCTTTACTTTTAAATCCAAAAGATGTAAATGTAGAACTCTCAGAATCACTACTGTTGGTTCCATTTGTTTCACTGCTAGTTGGATCAGTATCATCAGTTTTTACAAAATAATACCAAATTAAGTAAATTACTACCAATATTAGTAATGTCAAAATTATTAATCCTGCAAATACTCCACCAACCATTAGCATTTGGTGTTTTTGTTTCATACCTTGGTTGTTTTCTTCCATGTTTTTATCAGTGATTAAAAAAAAATAATAAAATATATTAACAAATTAAAATTAGTTATAAAAACTTTTATTTGTTCATTATTGCAATATAATTCGAACATATTTTTAAAAAAAAAATAAAATATTTTAAACAAAATAAAATATATTGGTAAAAAATAAAAAAATGAGTTTATTACAATATTTTTCCAATAAAAAAATAAGAAATTTACCGGATGAAAATAATTTAAAAACCAAATACCCGGAAACAAACCCGCCAGATATTGTTAAATTAATAGTTTCAAACCAGATTTTATTATTTGAACCAATTAAACCAATTATTTGGATATATAAAAACACGTTGGTTATATATTTTCCTTCTCCTCATAAATTTATTCCTGATACTGAAGAAGACCAAATATCGGAACAAATAATTCATTATACAAACAAAAAAATACAATCTATGATGGAAAAAAAGCCAACAAATATCATATTAGACCTCCGGAGCAACAGGGGAGGATCATTTAATATATTTTATGAATCACTCATCAGTATATTGCCAGATTGCAAAAATAAAGATATTATATCTGGTTGGAATCCGAAATATGGCAAAGTTGCATGTTTTAAAAATGTCAATAATAAAAAGTTAGTACTTGCAATACGTGAACCAAATGGATTTAATTTTAACTCCAAAGTGGAATCGGATTTGCGTTATAAACATCAATATAAATTGCCAACTAAGGTGTTATTGAATAGCAATTCATCGTCATCATCGCAAGCAATTGCATTAGTTTACTACCGGGATCCTGATTATGGACGGCAATGTATAATCGGCAATGCACCAACTATTTATACAAATGGAACTATATTGAGTTTGTATTATAAAAAAATATTTGTGTTTTATCCATATTACAATTTTCAAGATGAAAATGGAGATACTCCTCGAGGAATTTTAACAAAATAAATATTTTTATTTATTTTTATTTTATAAATGAATTTTAAGAAAATTCTTAAAGAATATCAAGATAGATCTGTAGAAGGTTATGATTTTGACAGAATTGATACATCCCGAGTAACATCGGAAGAACATTTATTTTCAATTTTATCAGATGAAATATTTTTTAACAATACACATCACGTATTGAAATTAAGTCCAATATTGGGTGAAAATTTGTTATTTCCGACTATGAAAGAAGTTGGAAACCAAATTTGGGTATATATGCCAACTTTAAATGTTGCCCATGATGACATTGGAAATATTGGCAAATATACAAACTTGCTTAAAAAATATCATTCACATTCAAAGAATAAAAAAAAAGAATTGGTATTGGATGCCCGGAATAATATGAGTTTTGGTATAGTATTTATAAAAATATTTACTCCGTTCCTAATTTCGTCAAAAATTAAAATATTAAAATCGGAATCTTTATTGTTGAAAGATTTTAAAAATAGAGAATTTACATTATCACCTTATGAACCTTACTTTTTAAATGATTTTTCCAATTTTTCCAATTTTACAAGTAATCCGGCATTTGGCAATATTACATTATTGATAAATAAAAAAACTGGCAAGATTAATAATATTTTTACTATTGCTACTATAATCGGCCTTTATAATTCTGGTATTAAAATATATTCAAATGATGAACTAACTGGATATGTTGCAAATTTATATCCAATTAATATTGATAAAGAATTCCAACTGTGTAATAAAACTTCTGCATATTGTGTAGATACTTTATTAGGTTTTCCAAATTTACAAAAATTGCCATCCGGTTATTTATCAAAAGTATAAATATCTTCAATTAATTCCAATTCAACCGGATGAACTTCTTTTGGTATTCCTTTAATATCCGGTTCTACCCAAGGATTGATTCGTTCCCCATAATGATCTGCAAACCCTAAAGCTGGCACAGATACAAGTATATTTTTGGCTTCATATTTTTTTTTCAAATTCATTGCTCCTCTAGTACGTTCACCATAAATTGTTACTTTTTCACCAAGTGATTTTTTAAGAATATGTACAAGGATCTCGGCAGCTGACATAGTTTTTTCATTAATTAATATGTTTATATGTGAAAAACTAATTTTGGGCAAAGGTGGAGGAATTAAATTCTGTTCTTTTCCAATATCAATATATTTTTCGCCAATACTTATATAGTTTTTTTCCAATTTAACATTTTCTATATCATTATCGTATACAAAATCAAATTTACATTTTGGCAAGAATTGGGTAAATGCTACTATAAAATATAAAACATACCCACCAATATTGGATCTAAAATCAAATGTCCATTCTTTTGGTTTTAATTTATCCAATTCGTAAAATGTATGCTGTAAAAAACATGCTTTTTTATTTGGAAACATATCAAATTCCGGAATTAACACAAATGCCATTTTTTTCTTTTTATTAAAATACCCAAATTGGAATATAGTTAATAATCTGACATGATGTTTGACAATAAAATAATGAATTTTGTTCAAATATTGGGTCGCTTCTTCCCGGACTTTTTCAAAAAATTCTTTTTCGTCTACAATATAACTTGATGCAAATATATCTTTCATAAATACTTTATTTAGTTCCTTATGATATTCCGCAATTTCTTTACTTGAAGCCAATACATCTTTTGTTTCTAAAAAGTCAACCATCTTGGTTTGCCTTAAATAATCAATTTCAAAAAACTTTTTATTGCTCATTTTTTTTGTTTATTTTAAAATATTTTATATTTATATAAATGGAAAATTTAGATAAAATAATTATTGAAGATATCAAAAATGTTTTGTCAAAAGTTACCGATAAGAAAGAATTGTTTCAATGGAACCGGAATATGTTTATGAACTATCAGGAATTTATGCTTTATTTAAAGTTTATTTCATCTATTCATGATCATTTTAGTTTAAGAGTTTCAAATCTTATTGATTACAATTATACTTATTCCATGGTTA